CGGTAGTACGGGGATCACGAACTCAGCAGCATAATAGCCGGCAGACGAGATCATCACGTTGACGTTGAAATCCGGTGCCCCCATAGCTGGAGTGGAGTGAATGGTCCACTCAGTGCCGTTCAGGTAGTAAATACGCAACTCCCAAGGCTCGGCAGCAGGCAAGTCCCTGTGAACCGTCAGGACTGACGGGCGGGAAGCTTGTGCGTTGACAAAGAAAGTGCGAAATTCACCGACTCCTGGGTCGGCGTGAGTGGGGTTCCAAGTGGAAGGAGCGAGGAGGTGTTTGCCAAGGCCGCCAGCGACATGGTGGGTGAAGTCCAATTGAATGGTTCCCCCTCCAGATATCTGTTGGTTAGGTGTAACGCCTCCCGACGCCAGGAAACGACGCGATTCCTGCTCCCAACCAAGCCCCGAGTCGTTCCTGTCATACACGATGGTATGCTGCAGCACAGAGCGCCGAAGGATGAACATGCCCTCTCCGTAGGGGAGGGCAGGGTCAACGTTCAGCGCTGGCAGAGCGACTGGGGGGTTGAAGTTGAAGGCTGAAACTGAATAAGGGCGCGCCAGAACCGTTGGTGCTGCGGAGTAGGCGTCCGTGTAATGGAACGCCCCTTTCTCCGGCAGCATCGTTAGAACAGCTGCAGAGCCAGCATCCTTTGCTGAGACCAGGGCCGTCACTAGAGCAGGCGACCTTTTCATCTTCGCCGTCCCACCATGTGCAGTACGAATGGACTGATTCTGATGGTTCGGTGCCTGAATCAAGTTCGCTTGCTTCTTCGGTACGCGCTGGAAGATGTGTTGCATCTCCTGGTTGTTCAGCATAACTTGCTGGGCATACCCCGCCAATTGTACCTTGGCCTGACGGTTTTTGGTCTTTTTGGACGGGGCAGGGGCCACGGCGGGTTGCTTCTTTGCTGGCATTGCTTCTCGAGGGAATCGAAAAAGGTCAGAGGTAAATCGTCGAGCGATTTACACCACCCCTCCGCCCTCCTGACCAAGCTGCTCTCTTCAGCGATTCCCACACACCGCTACCCCCAACACTTAGAAAGGTTTTGATGCATGGTTCCACGCCGGGATCTACGCCAGGACCGGGCGATCGGCTCCGGTCACCACACAAGTGTGGCGCGTACTGTTTTTGGTCTTTAGCAGCAGGGGTCAGGGTCCTCGACCTCGTAGCCGGCCGAAACCAGTTCCGAGATCGCGGTCCCATAGACCCCCACTGCTTGCTTCAGGCCCATCACATCCCTTCCCTTCAAGATCCCGCTTGCGTCGTCGAAGAAATCTTCAACACATGTCGGGACCTCGTAGGTCGGGTCGAGCGCCGAGCAAATCATGAACGGGAGCAGTGACTCACGCATTCCTGTGATAGAGTCGTACTGCTTGCTCAGTGGCTTGGCTGGATCGATGGTGTGATACCACCCTAAGTTCCGCCGTGGTTCAACGGGAACGGGGATGACAAAACCCGCCCGAATCACAGACACCTTGCTCAGGTAAGGAGCATGGCATCCGAAGATCGGGGGGTAGTAATCCCCTTCCAAAAGATCGACCTTATACTCAAGGCCGAACTCGCTGAATGCTTCCACGAGCACCTCAGGGGTGATACTAGGGGGTCCCTCGGACTTCCGGAAGCCGTCTTCTGCGTCGTCACCAGTGACAACCCAGTGGACATACCGGTCGAATTCCTTGGGTCCGAACAGATTCCCATAAACTTCGATGTGCAACAAGTCATTGAAGCCACAGTTGAAGATCGTGGTTAGGAAGATTCCCGACGGGTTTCCTCCAAATCTGCTCAGCAATTCCCCGCTAGGGAGCTGGAGCGGACCGTAGACGGCCCCTTGGATCAGGACAGCGATGATCTGGTCAGGGCACCCAGCCTTGTCACAGAGGTCCGTGAGGAGCCTCTCCATGACAGTAGCCGGAACGCCCCGGTCAAACCCAGTAGCATCGAGGCCACAGGTGTAGGAATCAGCAAAAGCCGCAGTGACGCGAGCCGCGAACGCATGGTTGTCCGCGACCACATAAAAGCGGTTGTGCCGATCGTACAAGTGCTTGACGGGTGAACTAATCCACCGCAGCATAAGGATCAGCAGAATCACATCCCCTCCCTGTATGGTGCGGAGGCGGTTGTTGTCCAGCTTACTCTTCTTGTACTTGTCCAGCTTGGAGAAGACATCCCACGAGAACTCGGGAAAATAGCCGTCGTTGATGACGGCATTCTCGAGAGACTGTAGGTACTCCACCAGGCCTGCCTGTGTAAAATCCGCGATCATCTCACCTTTGTTGTGGTAGTCCTGCTTCCAGGGCACACCCACGCCGGTGTTCAGTTCGAGGAGATTCTCGATGACGATGTTCCAATCGAGGGGTTTGTACGCAACCTCGCAACAAGCGTCCCAGTCAGCAAAGAACCGAGACCAAGTGGTGTCCTTGAAATGGACAACATTGGCCGAGAACTTCTCTGCTTCCTCCAGGATGTCTGCATCGTTCCCCGAAGCACCCCAGTAGAGGACATCCTCCAGGGGCACGTTGGGGCGCTTTGAAAACATACGCCGGTCTTTCTTGATGCGGGGGTGTCGGACCTTGAACCCACCTTCGGCGGCTCTCCGCTGTGCCTTGACGATATGCCCCGGTACGTTGGGGTAGTGATCGCCGCCGCAAGGCACAGAGCCGAGTCATATGGTGTGTTCAACCCCACTCGGGTCCAGTACCGAGAAGGGTGCCCTGTTGAACTTAGGCAGTCCAGCAGGGATCTCCTCGGCAAGGCCGTGGTGTGAGGATGATCCAACGTGCGCGTACGACTTGCCGAACAGCACCTTGGTGCCGCAGGAAGCCTTTCCGTCCGTCTTGGTGCCGTTGCGCGTCAAATACATGCTCATGTTGTACTGCAAAATCTTGTCGTTCAAAATCACCGGCCCGCTTGACACGGTGGTGGAAGTGATCGACGGGTTCTCGAAGTCCAGCAGAGTTGCGTGACACGCTTGGCCGTCTTTGACCTTGCAGGTCGAAACCCCAGAGCAAACCGCCTTGATCTGATCCTGTTGCTCAGCTGTGAACTGGATGGTAGGAAAAGAAAGGAAGGCGACCTCGATGCTCCCATTCCCCTTCGCAACAACGGCCCGGTAAACCTTGTCACCAAACAAAAACGGAATCTTCACCTCCGCGACGCTCCCATCTTCGGCGGCACAAGCCCCCTGGATAGGAAAGTGGATGACCGTGACGAAGATCGCCTGGTCGCCACTAATGGCGCGGAAATGGCCCACCGCACCGAACCCATTAACGAGAACCAGATACTCTGGTGTCACGCGGCTTGGGGACGCGGCGGCGGGGAGCTGGCTCTCC